ATCGGCAAACAGCTTCCCGCACATCGGTCACAACAGTGCGGTCCTCAACATCATACACTTGCCCACAAAAAGAAGCAGTGTTTAAATTCTTAGTTTTTCCAATTTTAATGGTAAATCCTAATTCCAAGAAATCTTGGGCATCAGGACTTGGTCCGTCATTACGACAGATACCATCATCACCTTCAAAAAGGCCATGGATTTTGTCAAGGGAACAACCCTTTTTATATGACAAATATAACCACAGCATTAAATTGGTGAAACCATTAGACAGGGATGTATCCATCTCACCAGAAGCCCGAAAAGCTTCCATTGCGATGGTAAATAATTTGAAAATTACATTTTGGCTACCTGACTTAGCCTTGTTGAACATGGCGACAGCTTCTTTAACGTCACCTGATGCTCTGGAAAACATATATTTAAATAATTCTTGCTCACAAGATTTTTGTATGATTTTGATGAAATGCGCTTCGAAACTCGTGTAATCAGTAAAAATATACTCAGCTCCGTCCTTGTAAAGGGTATTGTAGATGACCTCGGGCCGTTCTATAACAGGGACGTTTTTAATGAACCAAGCTAGTTTAAATACTTTCGCCGACACACTAGCAACAAGCGGACCGAACAAACATTTTGCAACATCTGAACGGGAATATATACCTCTAGGAAACTTGTACTCGTCGTAGGTCTCATCCTTGACAAAGCACTTCAATTTTTTCAGCATATCACTGCTGGCTTTTCTACCACAATCATTCCATATTTTTGTCAGTTCTTTCTTCCTGCCATTATCATATGGTGTTTGGACAATCCATTCCTCAAAAGAGAAGATGTCATCGCTATCTAAGGGCTTGAGCGTCGAATGATGCCTCAGCCATAATCGTGTGAACCTCTTTAGTTCCCGTAAAAGTTTTCTTTTAGGTTTTGGTGTTTCTGTACCTGCACGCTTGGCGACACCAGCCAAGGTTGAAATGAGAGAGCCTGGACAAGGTCTCGGGGGTGTAGCATTTGAATATGAAATTGGAAGTCTAGTTGACAATGGTCTGTATGATTCTAAGGTCGGTCTAACCGCCATTACCTGAAATTTCTTTTTTACTAAATTTATCAACTTGAGCTTATCGATTTGCTCAACTCTATATCCATATAAATACTTAGACGGGCCTAGGCCTCTCAAAAAGCTGTCAACTCAGTTGACATGTCGCGGGAAATTATCCCCACAACAAGTGAAATGGTTTCACGCTGTATATTACTAACTTTCAATAAGTGTCCAACAAAGGAATTAGCATCTGTTTGTTCAGAATAAATCCTTATAGATCTTTCGACCGTGGTAGCACTCAACATCGCAGGTGGCAAGTTGATTTTTCTTGAGAGTAGCTCAATAAGCATAAAACATGATACGTAAATTTCAGAAAGAACATAACCTGATTTAGGGGAATCCTTCATTCTTAATCTACTAAAGAACATCCTGGCATTCACATCTGCCAAGGACATACGGGGTGTGAACCACTTCGGAACCAAGTCGCTAAACTTAGCATCACGCATAGTGAATAATTCACGACCATTGTGCAACGTCACTCTAATAAGAGGCTGAAGAATCAGGATCCAAGGATCACGGAAACGGTCTAATCTATCTCGACTGGGACGTTCGTCACCAGATTTGAATACCCCAATGGGACAGACAACCAACTCGACCTTAGCTACGAATTCATAAGGATCCCAAAGGTCCATGTAATCCATGACATAGGAAACGACAGTCTTAGCAGAATAAGTTATCTCGGCTTTTGTCATTTGAGTCGGTGCCCGAAGGGGTCTAATAGCAATTAAGCTAGGAAAATGTTTACTCCACTCTTCTTTCGGTAAATCAGCAACCGGGTAATAGCCACCCGAATATTTCCTGTTGTAGGTATAGAGACCGTTAACAAACCATTTGTCTCCCGCAGGGAGATCACACTTGGGCATTTTATAAGAATGTTCTCTGATAAACGATGACAATAAAGCATCTATCAAATTACCTTCAACAATTGGAATGTTACTAAAATCAGGGAAATACTCCTTAATTTTCTCTATAAATCTGTAATAAGACTCTAAATCATCTTGTTCATTCAGCGCTTTAAGTGTATCCTTGGCGGTCACTACAACCTCAGGAATTTCTTCACTCTCTAAGACAACCACAGCGGGATGTTTAAATTTACAATTAGCACCAAATTTACAAGTTCCTGTCTCAACAAAAAATCTGCAATCACCTACTGGAACCGACGACACTTTTGGTGTGGTGGTAGTGGTAGTGGTTGGACCAGAAGTAATCTTAACTATCTGATCAATAAGAACTGCTTCATTACCGGCCCGACGTTTTCGGGTCAGTTTCTTACCACCTTGATTAGGATGTTTATCCTTGCCAGAATTGGTTGTGATTTTAGCATTCACAACCATAGGCTTAGGTGGGCCGGGGTTCAGTTCAATCCCGACTAAAAAGTTTCCTCCGCCATTATATAAACGACGGAGAATAGATACAAAGAAGGCCTTTCTGGGAAAACATGCGATTACTAAA